CAGTGACGCTGATACTTTAGCCACAACTCAAGCTGTTCAATAGCCGACATAGTTGTTCTATTTACAGCATTGTTAGGTGACTTCATTGGAAAGCTAAACACTGTTGTACTATCTGGCTTCATTACATCTGGCTCTGCCGGAATACCTTGTGACATCATAAACTGTGTCAATGGGTCTTTGTTATCGCCCCGTACAGTACGAATGTAGTACGGATTGTGACGGGCATGAATGCCTGATGCACTGTCCACCAACTGTGACACTGTACCTGATGGCTTGACACATGTGATAGCTGCTGACTGTGGGATACCAAGTCTGTCTGCCATCGCTTTGTTTGCAGTAACAGCTACATCACGTAATGCTTCGAGCGTCTGGCCTATATTCATGCCAAGATGTGCAGACCTACCAGAAGTCAACTCATTGTCCATGATGCCTGTTAGCGACACGCCAAGTAGACGTTCTTCCTCTGTGTTCTTCTTCCAGATACTACGTAGGTATTTGAAATCAGTTAGCGTAGATTGGAACGTACCCAAGATTGTAGCCAAGCGTACCTTTTCTATTAGTGTCTGTTGTGTATCCGTTTCACGAACAACTACCTCAGACAAGTTGCAGAACTGATATGGACGTAATATAATTTCACTACAAGGGTTACATCCGAAATCTTGTTCCGCATCCCTACGTCCATTCTTAGCTGCTTGCTTTTGTGCAGACTGACGGTTGAAGATGCCACGCTCACCTGACTTACTCTCGTACAGTGAAAGCCATTCACGCATGAATGTACCCATCTGCGGCTTTTCTTTATAGGCAACGCTGTTGTTTGCAAGCGCACGTTGTCCTTCGTTTTCCCACCATTGACCTGCTTTAGCATGACTCATCTGGTCATCGTTCAGGTTTGATAGGCTAATGAGTGCGCTTCGTCTGACCCCTCCGACAACTACAACCTCACCAATCTTACACATGATATCGTGGCACTCGATGGGGTAGAGCCTACGACCTTTTGCACCCTTGAACTTATCAATGATAAACTCAAACAGTTCTTCCAACGGGGCTGGGCCACTGGCACGACCACCAAAAGTTTTGAGACGTGCGCCAGCAGGACGAACCTCTGACACATCCCACTGTGGTATTTGCCCTGCGTACAGTAGAGAGATAAGTTCACGCAGTGATTTAGCCCAGCCCGGACGTGAATCGCCAACCTTAATGATTGTATCAGTTTGATGCATATCTTCATTGACGATTGGTAGCTTCTCAATGTGATGACGTTCTACTGAGAAGCCTACACCTGTACCGCACATAAGAATATACATAGTCTCATCAAATGCACGTGGGCTATCCACAGGTACATATGAGCAGTTGTATCCGCCTACATGGCAACGGTCCAGTGCAGGACCAGATGTCATTAAGGCTCTCATGCTTGGCATAATATGCTGGTCAAGTACGGCTGTCTCTAGTTCTGCACGTAACTCATCAGCAAGATTATACTTATGTTTTTCTTTTAGGTGTTTAGTTAGATAATCAAAGTATCGTGAGACTGTTTCGCTCCATGTCTCTCTTCTCTGCTCATCTTCTTTCCACCTTGCATAGCGTGATAGTGCTATGAAGTTTTGATAGTCTGTAGGTAAATGATTACTTATCATGGGGTCACTCCTGTATTGTTCTAATGTTACGTATGTTAATACCTTCTATATCATATAAATATTCTTGAAGGCTTTCTTCCAATTCCTCTGATACATTCTCATCTGCAGGAACTGGATAATCTTCTGGGTCTACATCTAATGTGAGAAACATTTTAACTCTTATCATCGTAACATCCCTCAACTTCTGTTATCAATTTGTTTAGATACCACTTAGCTTTATTCAAATCTTCTGTACCATTCTTGTAACGGTAACGCCATAGATACTTTATGATATTCCCTTGCAGGTAGTACTCAAAGCCATCGCCTGTAGCTGCCGCTATAGCCTCAATGCATTCAATCTCTGTAGCATTATAGTGAGGTGGCTTATTTACCATGTCAAGTTTATCCGCAATTCTCCCAGACGTTTTATCTAATTCTTCCATAATGTTTTTGTAGCTTGTCATCATGCACTCCCTTCTGTCTTGCTAGAAAAATCAATTGTAACCACGTTGCCATCTGTTTCAACAACCTTTGGCTTATCTTCTAACTCAACTTCATAGTGCTTGTCAACTGTTTCCATCACATAGTTATGTACTAAATCTCTAAAGTCTTCATTCACTTCCATCACAGGAATTGTTGATGCAAGCATCTTACAAAAATGCATCACTTGAAAATAGTCTTCATCACCTAGAGGATTATCAGGTTGTGTTATAATAGCAACATCAATCTCGCCATTCCATATACCTTCACTGTCTTGTGTTGGTCTAACACGAACAATAAAATCCTCTGGTTCTACTCTATCATACTCTGCCTTGCTCATCATTTTCTCCTTTTTACTTTTGTACCAGAGAACTTGATAAACTCTGGGTGTTTGTTACTTCCCTTCTCTTTTAACCATTCTTCTGGAACGATTCTATTGTAGCACATAAATCCGTACTTATCACACCATTCCCCGTAAGTAGACTTAGCACCTTTGCGTAGCTTACGTCTGCTGTTTTCAAAAACAAAACGTATATCCAACTTAGGATGCTGTTTCTTTATAGCTAAATGCTTACGCCTATCTGCTGCTGTAAACATTCCTTTTGTTTCTATTATAATACCATTAGGCAAAACAAAATCAGGAGTATAGGTACGGTAGGCTAAGTCTTCCCATTCTATCTTAATACATTCGTAACCAAAGTCAACCTTTAGTTCCTTCAGATAATCAGATAGCTTGACCTCTAAGCCAGACCTGTACCCATACTTACGTGCTGCTCTAAACTGTTTGAAATTAGGCGGCATCGTATTCCTCTGCTAGTTCTACGTAGTCAACCATCTTAGGTTCTTTAGCCTGTGACTTAACGGCAGGTAGCCGTGTAAGGTTAGGCCAGCAGTCATTTCTGTATGAACAGAAAGAACATGTCTTACTTAGAACTTTGTTTCCCGTTTCCTTTCCTCTGAATGTTTCTGCCTCTGGCTCAAAACAACGCTCAAACTTATTGTTGTTTACGTCATCCACTGTATCTTGTATCTTTGATATCTCAGTATCGACATCAAGACCACTAGCAGGTACATACTTGAACTGACCATTGGCTTTGTTTACTACCCACCAACCACCAGCTTTTTTACCTGATGCTTTTGCGTACCCTGCTAGTTGTGCAACGTATCCAAAGGCATCGCTATTTGCCAGAGTACTGTAGGATTCGAACTTGTTTCGATATGACCAGTCCGAAGCTGATTTAATATCATCAACTGCATCCCGAATGACAATATCATATGTCCCAGAAATGTTAGCGTTAGGCAAGTCCAGAGTAACCTTTTCATTATCTTCATATGTCACTCCCGCTTCTGTTAATAATCCTTTGAAGACAGCTTCAACGATGTCTCCAATCATCATGTTCATAACAAATGTTGTAGGCTTTGGTAGTGCAACATCCGGCTTGTTCTTCTCGTACCAAAGTTGGCAAGCGGGGCGACCCACGTTAGACATACGTAGTCTGAAGTCACCCCGTTTGCTACCACCAAACTGCCTCTTGAGTGCATCTTTAATGTCGCTTGCTACTTGGTCAATGGTGGTATCAGACATTGTTGTTTTGCCTGATACCGCATCTTCCATGTACTGATGCAATGCAAGTTCAGCAGGATGGTTCATTACGCTACCTCGTCTTCCTCAATCTCAATATCAACGAGACTGTCTACAACATCCACGTCATCGTCATCCATGTCAGAGTTAGCTTTTTCCGCCCATGTATTTGCGATGTACGAATTGTAGTTATCTACCCACGCCATAAAGTCAGCAAACATTGCTTGGTCAGCGTCAGTCAGTTCGATTGTCTTTGAGACATCTAGCGACACTACTGGAAGGTAAAAGGCATTACCGTTAGGTAACTTTCTTTCCTGAGTGTTAGCCGTAATGATGTGCTGCACAGGAAGACGCTGCATTTTTGCAAGTGAGGTAAAACTCTCACCGACAATCTTGAAAGCATCTCGATTGTCAATCTCCCATATAAACGGAACAGCACCAAGGTCAGCAGCATCACCGTTAGCAGTGATAGCTTCTGTCAATTCTACTGTACCAAGTACAACACGAACACGTTTAATCTGCTTGATTAATTCTTGCATCTTCTCAGGCAGAGCCTTGAAGTCCTTGATGTAACCAGCAGGTTTACCACAGTTAAAGCCACCATCATTATCCTTGAGGTCAATGTTCAAGTCATCATTCATCAGTGTCTTTATGTAGCGGTTAGGTGCGTCACCCATGCCACGTACAAAACGCTTGTACATGAAACGCTGCATGAAAGGGCGTACCTTAATTGCTGAAGCGTAGTAAGTCTCGCCATCTGGAATCTCTAGTTTGTATGTACCACCAGAGACAACTTCCATGTTGACCATCTTACCTTTTACTTCTGTCTGCCCCATGACAGGGCTATGGTTGATACGTAAACGAGCCAAGCTGCTAGACTTCTGCTTTGTGTTACTAGCTTCTGATGCCATACCCATAGCTTTAGCCATAGCTGCGTAGTTATTAGTATCAATTGTTGTGAGTTGTGTCATATGTTTTACTCCTTATCATAGTTGAAAGTTCGATAGTTATATCAGCTTACGTCCTTTGTGTCAAGCCAATTCGGTCCTATTTTTGACTCTAAAAGCAGGGGTACATTGAAGTCAACACCCCATCTTAATGCAATCAAATTAGGTAACTCCTTGTTTGTATTATTGATTGCCTCAATTACTGCTCTCTCTTCGTCAGGATGTACATCAATAACAATACTGTCATGCACTGTATTGACTATACATGATTTCATATTGGAAAGCAACCCTTCAATATGCATCAATGCAATAGGTACAATATCCGCAGTGGCAAATGACTGAACAGGATAGTTCTTTATCTGTGTAAAGTGTGATACCCTGCCGCTTGACTTGCGTACTACATCAGGAAAAGAAAACTCTCTGCCTGACGGTGTACGTATGACCCCAGTGTTTAGAGCCTCTTTAGCCAATCTGGTATGCCAAAGCCCGATACCTTCGTACTTCTCTGTGAAGTGTGTGTAGTACTTTGCTTCGGCAGGTGTGCGTCCGTACCCCGTTGCCCCGTAAAGGGGCGCAAAGGTGTGCGCTTTTGCATCCTGTCTATTCGTAGGCTGACCAGCTTCACTAATAACTTTAGCGGTGTATGAGTGTACATCAAACCCAGTAGAAACTTCTTCAATTGCGACTCCATCTTGTGATAGGAAAGCGGCTGCGCGAAACTCTAGCTGTGCAAAGTCAGCTTCTAATATCTTGCCACCGTTCCAACGTGAAACAAATACTTTCTTTACAGGAAACGTACCACCACGTGGCATGTTCTGCATGTTGGGGTCAGCCCCTGAGAGCCGACCAGTTTGTGTGCGGTGCTGCAATAAACGAACATGCAACTTACCGTCACTCTTAGTGTGAGTGCGTATACCCTCAACGAATGAGGATAGGTACGTATCAACAGCACTCAAACGCCTGACCTTAGACAGAAACTCTGCTGCATCTGTCATGCCCTTTGCCTTGGCTATGTTACCAAGTGTCTCAAGGTTCTGCTTACTTGTGCTGAAACCGTTTGCACTAGCCCACTTAGATGATGGCGGCTTGAACTTGAGGCCAGCAATATCGCTTGTGGGATTGAACAGAAACCCTGCAGTATCACAAGTAGGGCAACGATTAGGTCTTGCATATGGTGTACCATCCTTCTTTGTCTTAGTTATATATCCTGACCCAGAGCAATCTGTACATTGAACCGCTTTGGTTTTATACAGACGCTCTGTGCCACTGGACAGGAGATTGCGGAAGTCTGTGTCATCCATGTAAGGGTCAATCGTATTAGCCCAATACGTTTTATCTTTAACCTTACGTGAATAGATAACCCATGACAACTGCTCTGGACTATTCAGATTGATAGGTGTATCACCCATCAGATTACGAACATGCTTTTGCAAATCCTTTATTAACTGTTCTCGTTCTTCTTCATACTCTTGTTTTACACTATCCAGTGCATCCTTGTCAACAGTAAATCCTGTCTGATAGATACGTGCTAATGATACACAAACCTGATTGGTTAGGGTAACTGTATCATACAGTCTACTGTCATCAGTGTTTAGTCTGTACATCAGCTTGTCACACAATTCCTGTGTAGCATGAAGGTCAGCAGACAGATATTCAGTTAACTCATTATAAGGTATAGTACGTGTGCTGTACCCTTTGGCAAAGTATTCTTTGAGAGTGTCTTGTTTCTTCGTGTCTAACTCATATCGTTCTGCACAAGCCTCAAGAGACAGAGGTTTCTTCTGACCACGCTGTAACACATACTCAGCAAGCATAGTGTCAAAGACAGGGCCATCATATGTAAAGCCTGACTCCCATAACCACAGCAAGTCGTGGGCTGCATTGTGCATGATAAGAACAGTTGCATTGTCCAAGAACCACTGAACACGGTCATGATAACTGTGTGTCAGTTCAGTTTGTTGTTCAGGAACATGGGAAAACTTATCCCAATCCTGATGGTCAAATGGAAAGTGCGCTTCGTAATCTTGGTCAGTCAACACACCAACCATAGTCAGTGAGTTCTCTGGCTCAAAAGGGTCAAGGTGCATCTTACCATCTCGATGCGTTACTGTATTCTCTACGTCTAATACTACTTTCATTATGCTTCATACCTCGCTGTTTTATAATCCAGTTCACAATGTACCACACCATGCCAGCCTGTCAACTTATTTTTTACTACGTTGAGGTGGCGTTGTGTGTCCTCTTCATCTTGCCCATCGACAACGGGGTTCTTAGCAATCAGTACCATAAGGTCAGCCTCTGCTGCCTTGCCTGTGCGTGAACCTTCCATCATCGACTGATTGAGTAGTACCTTACCCTCTGCCTCTGCTGATAACTGAGACATGTAAAACATAGCACACTCGTGTTCCTTTGCAATCTGACGAGCATGAACAGCGTTAGCTTTCAATGCCTCATCTTGTCTTGCATATCCACCCTTGGCAAACTTGTCACCCATATCAAGCAGTACAATGTCTGGCTTGTATGTCTTGCAGATAGACTCTACCCATGCCATGTCACGACCAGTAGCATCCTTAATCTTGATGCGTTCCTTTACAGGCTGATACAAATCACGTGCCTTACTAGGGTTCTTCTTTATCTCTTGCATTGTCATGCCTGTAGCGGCAGTCAGATATCTTGCACCCACACGGTGATAACCTTCTTCGTTACACAACACAATGCAGTTAGCACCCTGATGTGCAAACCCGGACGGGCTGGCAATTAAGCTGGCATGAAAGGATGTCTTGCCAGTGTTTGGTCTAGCACCAATCTCAATCAAGTGACCAGCATTTACCCCTTCCACCTTACGTGTCAGGCTTGGAATGTTGAATGTCCACCGTGCCTCAAGGTCAGCCTTGGACATCAGAGTGTCCATGTCAATGTCATCCCACTCAACCTTTAGGTCAGGTGTGAAGTCATCACTGTACTGCTCAAGCAGATTACGTAGTGGCTCAAGTGTAGCCTTGTCACCGTTGACATAATCAAATCCAAGATTGGCAATGTCTTCTCCAACCACTTGCTGAAACAACTTAGACAATACCTCACCAGCAATGTCACCACCAAGAGGTGTTTCTTTCTTGATGTTATGAAACAGAGCAGAGTATGCTTGCTTCTGTGCGGTAGTAAGAGTTGGGTTGTTTGACATGAACAATGCCTCAACCTCATCAGGTGTTACGGTACGCTCATAACGCTGCATAGCAGTATCAACTGTCTGCTTTATCCTGCGTACATCTTTGCTGAACAGTCTGTCTGGACAACGTGCGCCACGATGGTCATCGTAGAACCCTTTATCCATCAAACTTCTAACCAGTGATAATTCCATCTGTATCTCCTATCTCAATTAAATTGTCCATGTCCATCTTGTTACGATACTTCAGGTCATCTGTCAAGCGTAACACCTTGACGTTAGATACGTGACCTCTCAATTCTTTTGCAAACGCCAATGTCTTTGGTAAGGCATCAGGGTCTAGTGCAATGATAGCAGTCGAGAACTGTGCAAGATACCTCTTGTGTCCTTCGGACAACGATGTTCCCAACACAGCAACACCAACAAAAGCATCGTTACCTACAACTGCGGCACTCACACAGTCCTCAACAACTACAGCTACCCTACCATAACCAAACGAAAAAGGCAAGGTGCTTTTACCATAGCGTTTCCACTTTGGTAATCGGTTTGATAGTGTGCGACCTGTCGCATCCACCATCTTACCTTGATGTACAACGGGGAACACCACCCTGTTCTCACGCACATCATACATCAATCCAAGTTCATCTGCATTTATATCCCACTGTTCTGTCCATGTCAATACTTCACTACGGTTGTTGTGTGGTACAACACAGTCAGGTAATACAAAAGGTACATCAGATGCATACTCTTCTGCACCATTGAAGCCAGCACGTATGTCATCCATTGATAAGTGAACACGAGTGCCACCCTTAGTACCACAAGAAGCCTTGTAACAATTCCATACAAGTGAACCCATGTTATTGGTCACTGTGAATGTCTTGTACCCATTACACTCAGGACAATTCATTCTCTTTGTAGTTCCATTAGGTATATCTATATCACTTATAGTGTTATATATATTATTCATGTATTAATCACTTTCCTTTGCGGCACTTGGTGTACTTGTACCATGATTTTTACGCTGTGTCAATGCATAATCAGCACTGGTCAGTGTATTTTTTAGATAAGGTGTGACCGATTGTGCATTAGCGTGTCCTGTTACCGACATAATTTGTCCGATACCGACACCCGCATCTACCATCTCAGTTGTACCTGTTCTACGTAAGTCTGATAGGCGTAGTTCCTTTGGCAACCCAGCCTCATCCATAATCTCACGTGCATATAACGGTAGTTTGTGCAACGTGTATGGTTGATAGACACCTCGTATTGGCTTTGGTCTTGGTGCTACATACTCTTGAAAGCCAAAGTCCTCGTTCTGTTGTACTAACATCTGATGCAACTCATCTGATATAGGTAAGAACACTTCCGCCCTACGCTTTGACTGCTCGATATGTACAGTCTGGTCAACCAGATTGACTCTATCCCACGTGAGCAACCGCATGTCACCCAGACGCTGACACCATTCGTACGCCATCTGTGCAATCAATCCTACGTTACGCCACCTAAAATCGCCATAGGCTACGTCTAAGAACTGCTGTACATCTTCCCTACCCCAGACAACCTTACGCTTATCAGCGGCTCTCTTACGCACGATAGCGAAAGGATTAGTCAGACACAGTTCTTCACGCACACCGTGGTTAAACACGATGCGTGTCACAGAGATGGTGTGATTGGCAAGATGTATGCCACGCTCACACCACTCATTGTATGCAGTCTTAGCCATACGTGTTGTAATTTTGTCACACTCCAAGGAAAAAAGTTGCACTCCTTCTACTTTTGTTTGTAGCATTACATTCATAAAGTATTTATACTGTGCTTTAGTTTCATCCCGTAACTGTTTGTAATCGTACGAAGAAGTGTAATCATGTACTAGCTTTTGTAACTTCATGTTATCTTCCTAACTGATGCAGCTTTATTGCTGCTCTACATAATTCTTTATACCACATCAAGTCTCTTGTAAACTCATTGGGTATGCCGTTGAATCCATAATGTGCGCCAGCTATCATGCCAGCTACTGCACCACAGGTATCACTGTCGTGTCCACGATTGACTGCTTTGATAACACAATCAGCAAATGAACTCGTTGTACTAAACGCCCACATTGCACACTGATATGTTTCTACAACATGACCGCCAGACATAACCTCTTTTCTTTCTATGTTATCAGGTAGCTTGTATTTATTGTATCTTTGTAGCGCATTACCATGCCACAATTCATGTGCAAACACACGGCTGTATTCAATGCAGTCACGAGTACCATGAGTTAAGATTGTCTGTGCTACAGCTAACTCCATCGCACGTTCAGGTGAATTGGATACCATCACGACAGGTGCAAGTCGCATAAGCGCACCATTGCCAGAGGAATCGTCAAGTGATACTCCATTGTATAACGTATTGTTTTTGTTGTACTTATCAATAGCACTTTGTGTTGTACCACCAATGTCAAAGCATTTACCTCGTGGTATAAACTCTCCTGCGTTGTACCAGCGTGACCAGTTGTGCATGATGTCAGCAGGATTGAACTCACCTTCATTGTCGATGAAAGCCTGTGCCATAGCTAGTGCCATAGCTGTATCGTCAGTCCACTCACCCTTATCTACATCGTGCCATCCACCAGTGTGGTACTTAGTTATATAATCTTTGGGTTCTCTTGCATCTGTAAACTCTAGGGGTGCGCCAAGCGCATCACCCACTGCGAGTCCAATAAACATACCCATTGCACTGTCTAATGTCAACATGGCGCACCTCCTTTCTATGCTGCTAGTTGTTGGAACATATTACTGCCTACCCACTGTGCTACTTTGTTCTCACGATTGAACATGGTGACAGCCTCAGTGTCGTTACCAGTGTTACGCATGGCAAAGCCATTACGTTCATCTGCGTAGGTAGCATAGTTAGTAAAGGCTGAGTACAGTGCAAACATATTGCGTCCACGTATGCCAACCTCTTGATTGTACAAGGTAAACATCTTGTCTGCTGTACGGTCAGACTTCAGTAGCTTCTCCAAGAAAGCCCGAACATCCACTGTTGTTAGGCTTGTCTCTGCCCACCGCTGTAGTTGCTCAGTCTGCTTGTAGAAATCTTGACGTGAGTTACGTAGGTCACTGATGAACCTGTCCATAGTAAAGTTGGACGTATTCTTTCTGCGTACCTTGTCATGCTCACCTCTTATCATACCATTGGTACAGAAGAAGTCAATAGCACCAAAGAATACTTGGTTAGAACAGCTACCATCAATACCATGTAGCGCAATGATACGCTGTGATACTGTAGTCTCGTGTCTGTCTGTCGCAATCTTAGCTACGGTGTTAGGCAATTGAATGTCCATCAATGCCCACGCATCCTGCCTTGCACGTTTCCATGATACCTTTGCGTCACTCAGTTCATCACTAGATAATGTCTCAGTCATAGTGTCTTGTACACCATGAAAGAAATCTTTGTGTGATGCACAGTTGAATGTGTCACCCACTACACCTATGTATTCGCCAGTGTCACCGTTGATGACATACTTCTTGTCGCGCACCTTAGTTGGTTCAAAGTGTACATCAAACTGTAGGTTCGATGGTACTTCATCTATAATATTACTTACTAAATCTAACGGCATATCTTTCTCCTTTCGTTAAGTGATATTATCTTATAACATAAGTTCAAACAGTATGTCAACTATAAACATACCTAGAATAAAACTTGCTACATCCATTACTCATCATCCTCTAGTTCTTCAAGCACATAGTCTACATAATATTTTGGTCTGCCCTCATCATCCATTGGGGGAACAAACTTCATTATGCCATGTAGCAAATGCTCAAGGCTCTCTAGCTTGCGTACATCAGAAATCCACAGGTCACTGCACTCATGTATTGTCATAAGCATTTGCTTTAAATCATTGTGAGCCTTTAGAAACTGTACTCTCTCTTCGTGTGTTATATTCATGCTACTTCTCCTTTCATCCAATGTGGCATACTACGCCCTTTGTTATAGCTGGCAAACTTAATCTTGTCAACCTTGTAAAACGCACGATATGCTTTTATAGGCCAGTGTTCATCTGTCTTGAGATGGTCAAGCCCACTGAAGCATTGTGGGTGAGGGGTCACAAAGTTTGTGTAGTCAGGCATATACTTTGTCCCCTCTACTAATGCATCATAGTGACGCATAGATGCATGGCCTGTGTTTGTTTCTCCTGTACTCCTGACAGGGTATCTGTACATATATTCATCGTTCATTGCTTTGAGTAGACGCAAACCAAACTTGTAATTCATCACGTTGTCTCTCACCCATACAGTACATGGGTGTGGTACGTACGCTTTCTTGTACAACCCAGCTTCCTCTGCAAACTCTGGCGCATGGATACGCACAGCAGTGTTCAGCATCTGTGCTTCTTCTAATACCATCTTGATAATGTGTTCATCACATAGTTGCTTTGCAATTGCAACAGGGTGGTGGTCAATAATAAATCTATTCATCTTCCATTACCTCATATGTTGTAAACTGTGCTAATCCTTCACGCCAATCTGTCTCATCGTAGTCTGTCCATTCTTCTGACCTATCACTATTTAGTTCCTCTAGTATCATAGGCAGTGTCATTGTATAGACACAACCATCCTCTACATCACGAATTTTGTATGTCTTACTCATCGTCATCTTCCTCTTCATCAATCTCAAACAGGATACGAATGTATCCCTCGTCTTCACCTACATTGTGCCACCCATAAGTAGGGCAGGTATCTAACCACTCAAAAAACTCTTCTCTAGTCATCCTGTTTCTCCTCACGTTTTATCTCATTGCTACACACATAGCATACCAGCTTGTGTGCATATAGCAACCATTCTTTGGGTATGTGCATCACGTTCTTGCAGTGTTGGCAGATGTGTTTAATCATCATCAGTCTTCCTTCCTGTTATCGATGACATATTCAATACCATGCTCAAAGTTATCCCATGCGATGCCATAGTTAGCATCAAAGCTGTCTGCCACAATACGCAACACCTCTTCCTTTTCATCTTCGGTCAGTGTCACATCCATTTGTTCGCACACAGACTCAACGTCTGCAATGTGCCAATCATTGGATATATAAGGTACATTATCTTCTGTGTATTTAACGTGTGCCATTATTCATTCTCCCATCTATAAAATATGTGTTCACCTATTTGTACAACCTTTGTTTTTGTCTCTGCCCACTCAGGCAAAACATAGGATGCATGATAATGTGTAGAACCCTCAACGAAATCATCTAAGTTGCCATGATACACACCGTATGAAATCAGCAAAGCTTTCTCCCATGCTGTGCTGTCAGGCGTTTTATCTGATTTACCGTCACAGTACCAGCTAAACTGACACCTATGACGCACAGGAAAGTCAGGCTTCCACGAATATGTCTCACCTTGTTTGACTACCTCGCATACATCATTCGGATATCTGTTATCACGCACCCTGTTCATCACTACCTGTGCCACTGCAACCTGTCCAATGAAGGGCTGGTCACGTGCTTCATGATACACGTTAAGTGCTAGGCATACAAGTGCTTCAGCTAACATCGTTGTCATTCTCCTTTGGATACCATACATCTACATCACACCCACAGTTAGGGCAGTGTAAGTTCGTGACCATAGCCATGTTCTCAGACTCATGTGATATGTCATGGTCACTCTGCCATATCAATTCGTGTTTACAGTGCCAGCAATTCATTAGTCTATCTCCTCTGTCAGTGTCCAGCTACGACTGCAATTAGTCTGCCAGTTATCACCAATCCAATCACACTCATAGACTGTGCATACAATCTTGTCTCTGTCCTCGTCATGCCAGATGTTCAAGTCAAACATTCTGTCACCTATCTGTATGCCATACCAATCATCCCCATCACCCCAGATTTTGTAGTGTGGCAGTGCGTCAGTATCATAGTAGGTAATCAAATCCTCGCGTTCATGGTCAGATAACACAAGGTAAAAGTCGCTGTCGTAATTGTCAGTCATAGTCCAACTCCTCTGCTTCTAGCCAACACTCACTGTCCTCACCATACTCTGCCTCAAAATCTTTGACAAGTTCAGGTGTAGCTTCTTCTAGTTCCTCAAGGGAATTGTAATACCCCAACACCTCTACCACAATGTCCTCTGGTTCTCCATCGGGTGTGTTGTAGTATGCGTGTGACAGTCCTGCTGGTGACATGTCTCCCATTGTCATTACTCTAGCTATGTATCTCATATCTAATCTCCTGTCAAGATAAGTGATGCAGGGCGTATCCATTACGCATTTTCGAGGGGTGTTCTGGCTGTACTGCACCATTCACCCTGCATCATCCCCTATCGCAACAAGGTTGCCCACTTCCTTGGCTAGCTACGCCTTGCGAACGAACCTTATCACTTACCCTAGCCTGTTATCCCTTCGGGGATGCGTTTGCTTGGGTCATGCTGTCAAGATGCTCCTTGATTTTCTCAACGTGCATCCATGCCTCTTGGAAATGCCACTTGTGCCTACGCAATTGTGTCATGTCCAGTGTCTTTCTCTTTTCTGTCTTTCTCTTTGAGTTTATTGCGGTCATGTTTTTCCTTCCTCTTTTTGTCAGGCACTGTCTGTGTCCTGCGTCTCGACTGAAGCAGGGCTTTCGCAACGGGATTAACTCTTGAGAACCGCACGAATACCTGCCCCCACTATTAGCACACCCACTGTGTATGCCGCAAGTGCTACTATACCTGTTGAATAAAGAATATCTGAACCTGCCATGTATGTCAAGACACTGCCCAATGATAGGCACATTACTGTCAATGCTTTTTCTAGTCTCATTTATTTCTCCCTGCACTTTCTCTGATAAGTTTATGGATACCTTTTCTGCTTCTAATAATCGTCATACCCTGCGTCCTCTCTAAAATTTTGATATAAATCACGCCATGCCTGTTGCATTGCATCATCAAAAACGTGTTGCCTGTCCATTACATATTGAGCAAACTCTTTTTGTTCAGACCGTTCCATGTATGGGTTGACCCGATACTTACACTCTTGGCGTAAATTTTCCAACGCATTGTCCATATTACAATCTCCCCTAGCAATCAATTACAAAACCACTGCGGTCATTCTTGGCCTTACCTTTAGCCTTCAGCCCTACAATTACACCCTTTGGGTCAAGGAAACGTAAGTCATCCTTGTCACCGTCAATGACAGGCAACCCCTTGAATGTCTTAGGTAGCTTGTCACGGAATACTACTGCCGCATTTGTACCTGTCTCACGCACCGCTGTCAATACCTGCTCTGCATAGTCAGAGTCAGCCTCACTGTAAGACAGCGTGAGGTGATAGTTCTCCGGCATTTTGGCATAGGCACGTTTGACAATCTTTGTGTAATCATAGAACTGTATCTCAGGGAATTGTTCCATGATACCTGTCTTCTCAAACTGAATGTCACTTGTACCATTGAGCCTTGCACATGGCTTTACACCCTTCTTTGTATTGCGCTTGCTAAACTTTGTCAAGTCTTTGTATAGCGCATCCATGTAGCCAATGCGGTCTGATAAGTACAGCATAGTCTTGCGTTCACGCCCACGTTGCACCACGCCCATCTGCCCACGCCCAGCCGTATTGAGGCAACCCTCTGCACAACCAGCCTTGTCAGCCATAGCGCACAGATTATGCACCTTGCCCTTGAACACAGTTTTGTACGGTTTCATGTACTGGATGCCTGTCTCATACTCAGAGCCGTCACCCTTGATTGTCTTGGCATTGTTGCCCACACCGATAAGATTATACGTCATGATTATCTCCTGTCATTGATGCGTTTACTAGGCACAATCCGCGTTAGCAGATTGCCCCTGTAGTGTCAAGCAGATTTGCGCTTGCCTCGCGGCAGATTAGCAAGTTCGACAATATCCTGCACGTCAAAAGCACCCAATTCAATATTGTGGTTTTTGCGGTCAAGAGTACGGTCAATGCCTGTCAAAAGCAATTCAAACGTAGCTTTAGAGTTTGAGACAATACGACTGCCAAACTCAGCTTTCACTTGACGGGCGGCAGTACGGCTTGCCTTGTAAGCACGAGTTTTAGACAATTCTTTGCCTGTCTTTTTCTCGAACTTAGCGGCAACCCTAGCAAACTTACGAGCATTATCCTCGTTTAAGTTCTGGCCTGTCAAGCCTGTTGATTGCTTCCAATATGATACTACGAATGATACATTAGCCATGATAAAAATCTCCTGTTGGTTTGTGTTTCTTGGCTGTGTAGGCAGATAATGCCTAGTAAAAGCATCGTTGTCAAGGGGGCAGTGCTTAACTGGCAGATTGCCTAGCGCAATTGCCCCCCTGTGTATGTTTTGGATTTCAATTTTTGTTAGCTTACAGCGATAGACTTGCAACCCCAAGTGGTATTCGGAATATTCGTTACAAAAATTGTCGATTATTATTGTGTAACCTCGCCTATTGGTTTGGGGTAGTTCTGCGATAATACGCTCACCCTACATTATAAACTTTCCGCCCGGTGCCACCTCATCCGCTAGACCTACCTCGCCCTCGATACCGCTACACTTGGTCGCAGTTCTGGTTACAAGACGGTTCTCTAACATTGAGCCGTTCGTATCTTGCGTTCGTTGCCCCGTAGGTATCTGTCGCAAGGTTCTGTTTTTGGTTAGTCCATCGACTAGCAGGTTTTTAAGTGGCCTCATCCACTGCCCCTTAACGCTAGGGCAAAACGCTTGGCTTGTCAAGCCTTGTCACTTTTAGGCTGTAACCGCCTTGCCCATTTAAGCTAGGGCATCGCCTCTTTATTGTCAAGCCCCCTACCAGTTAGCCGTAGCGGTTAGGATGGAAGCCCTACAGCTTGGCAATAGTTAGCCCTAGAAAGTGTCTATCTAGGCTTAGTGTTTCTTGCTGAAACAACTGTTATCGCCTCGCTGATGATTTGATTAGATACCATTGGAACAGGATTGTAAACCCCTTGCTGGTAAGTTATTGATTTTATTCAATTGTGATATCCAGCTGGATGAATATTCATGATATGTTTCTAGTTCGTTCCTGTTTCGTTCTATGTGTAGCAGATAGGATGAGAACAAAAGGTGAACGGTTATGTATATATAATATAGTAGGGGGTATAGGATTAGATACACGGCCGGATAACATTCTTAGCCTCGACTAACTTTCTTTACTTTATTTAATACTACTATTGCGGCAATTCATATGGTATCAGTTAACGATTTACTATTAACTTATTGATTTAATTGTTTTTTATTTGATTTGATAGCTGGTTTTTACAATCTAAAGTAGCAGAACGACAAAACCTTTACAACTCAAGGTGGTAGGGCAGGACGCCACCCCCGTACGTATAGTTATATATACACATAAATACACAGATTAGGAAAATCAAGTGTTAACCACAAAGGTAACTGTCACCCTTATAGATAACTAGCTGCACAAATAATAGGCAGAATAGGTGGGGGTGTGTGGACCAAGACACACTAAATGATAAAAAGATGTTAAATTCACAGAAAGGGGGTTGACAGTGTACCCATTTCTGAGTATAATTATATATAACAAAACACACTTAAAGTGTTTCACTTATAATTGTTATTAATATTATCTTGTTAAATACACTTACAATGTAACACTATAAGTGACATTGATAAGTAGTAAGATACGTAAGTAAATATACGTGCTATGAAAGTTTTCCCTTGACAAAACGTAGAAAATCAGTAAAACTATACACAGACAATGTACTTGATGCTTTCTATGAAGCTATACGTACCAATAGCCTAGACCGCTTACATATCCCTCACAGTGATGTCTTCTATGTGCGACAGGCAGTAGAGGCACACTACGGACGCTCATTTACATTGAAGCACGTAGAGGACGCTATGAGGGCGGAAGGGTGGAGAGAACCCAATGAGTTTCACAGCGATAGTGGTAGCTTGCCACATAATGAATCCAAATAACTGTCTCACCTTTGTTGATAACAGAGGACCATATGAAACCGCAGCTAGATGCGAGACACGTATGCAAGAGATGATTATGGACCTATCTACATTCTGGGCTAAAGAGCGTTTACCTATGGGCTACAAGGTCATGGAGTGTGTAGAGGACTATAAAGAAGGAACACCTGCGTAATGGCTATACCAGAGCGTGTAAAGAATAAGATGAAAGAGGAAGGGCTTACTGGTGTCAATAAGCCTAAACGTACTCCTAACCATCCTAAGAAGTCACACTGCGTGATGGCGAAGGAAGGTGACACATACAAGTTTATACGCTTTGGTCAACAGGGCGTAAAGGGTGCGGGTAAGAGTCCTACCACAGCGAAGGACAAAGCACGTAAGAAGTCGTATTATGCCAGACATAATGCACAGGGTAAACCGACCAGCAAGCTAAGTGCAAAGTACTGGTCACATAAAGTGAAGTGGTAAGGACTATGGCAAAAGCTAAAAAAGACATGACTCCTAAAGAACGTAGGGAGCAAATGATAAAGGACCGTGCTAACAGGCTGGCTAAAGAAGCAGCCAAGCAGGGCATTACTCCTGCGGAACTTAAAAAGAAAAAGAAAGATACTTTTCTAAACGTAGTCGGTGGTGCAGCTACGATGGTTCCTATTGCTCGTGTAATGCAATTAGCTAACACAGCGTATAAAGCATATAAGGGTGCAGGTACTGCAGCAAAGGTCACAAAGACTGCAACAAAAGCAAAGCCAGCAGCAAGTAAGACTGCAACAAAAGCAAAGACACCTGCTACCACAGCAGCATCTAAAGCTAATCGTGCTACATCGCAAGGTGGTCGCACTGCAGCACAAGCACGTAAAGCTGCAAAAGCTAAACCTGCTCCAAAGTCTACAGCTAAACCTAAGTCACGTAAAATGACACCAGCTTCATCTACACGTGTAGACAGGGCGAAAAAGGCATTACTAGGTGGTGCAGTTGCGTCTGCTACTCTAGCTACTATAGATGATATTCGTAAGTCAGGTACTGGTAAAGCAAAGGCAGCGTCAGTAGCAACACCTACCTCACGTCCAAAGCGTCCAACTACAAAACGTAGAACAGGCATGAGTGAGGGTAACACTGTAGCTGGTTCATCAGGCAGACGTGGTGGCGACCCACGTAAAGGCTTTGCTTCTAAAGCAACTCCGGGTGCAAAGAAAGCTGCAAAGTCTAAAGACCCACGTGGTAATCAGATAAAAGCTATATCTAGTTTGCCAGCAGGTGCAAAGCGTAAGTTCGGTGGTAGTTATGATAGCAAGAAAGAAAAGCTGCGTAACATTGGTGGTAAAACATACGTGTTCAGTAAGTAGAGGTAGACATGAATATTTCAAAAGCCAATGAAATTATTATGGCGGTGCAAGAAGGTACTGCTAAAGAAAAAGGTTTCACTGCCCAAGAAATCAAAGATGCCAAAGCACGTATGGCACAGTTCAATAAGAACACAAAGAATGATATGATGCCGGGTAAAGCACGTACTAACTTTAAAGATGGTGGTGCAGCTAAAAAGAAAGTTCCAGCTATTTCTATTAGTGTGGGCATGGTTGAAGTACCAAAGAACGGTAAGAACAAAGCCAAGATGATGAAAGGTGGAATGGCAAACGGTAAGCCACATATGTATTTGTCTAATGGCGGTGTAGTAGACAATGCTGGCCTACGTGCATTAAAGAAAGCAAGCCCAGAAGCCTACAATAAAATTACAAAGTCATAATGCACCCTATTGAAGCCGACATTCGCAAGTGGTCTAATGACTTTCTTGAGATACCTAATAAGAAGTTAAATGGTCTGCCACCCTGTCCCTATGCAAAACAAGCGTGGCTAGATAAGAAAGTAACCTTTAGCATTAACACAGGGCTAGAGGGTCTGGTAAAAGAAGTAGCAGACTTTGGCCAGCATACCTTTGACATTGTAGTGTGGGCTACACATCTAATGCCAGACATGGAATACCTAGATGGTTTCTGTGATGGCATGAACGAAGCACTGGCACTAGCCGATAAAGATATGCACCTGATGGTGTTTCATCCAGACTATGATGCAGAAGAAGCAGGTCTGGACTTTTTAGTAGATGATGTTACAGATGATGATTTAGTTTACTGCATGGTATTTGTGCAGCGACTATCTACATTAGATGATGCATCATTAAGTTTAGAAAAGTCAGGATACTACCA